TCCTTTTTCCGTAAAAAAGGTTGATAGGCCCGTGACATAATGCTACAATAACAATAAAGGAATTGTAACGTGCAAATTTTAACCTTAGACAACCAAGTATTTTATCTCAATGAGTTGCCTGATGAAATTGATGAAGATTTGAGATTTGCTGTTTTAGATAATAGCGATAGTGCCAATCCAGATCATTTTTTTATACCACTGATATTTTTAGAAAGTTTTACTGGACCTGCCGCAGTTTTGCAAATTGGTGAACACGAACTCACAATGCCTTTGGATTGGTGCACTATTGTAGGAGATCCAGAAGGCCCTGACATGGAAGTACTGCCTTTGACCAGTTTGAATGATCGAGGGTTCAAAACATTTTGTTTTAATCCCCTAAGCAGTTTTAGACCAGAATTTTTAAATATTGACATTATTGATGTATATCAAGATGTCAAATGGTATTTTCCCAAAATGCGTCCTGGGCAACTGCTGTGTACCCCACTGGAGCCAGGCGATAAGCCAAGATGCGCTTACTTTGTCAAAGAAGTAAGTAGACAAAGTGAATTGGTGGATTACACCAAATGTTGGTAAATGACAAAAATATTTGAAAGTCCAGATAAAGGCGAAACAGTGTATGTTCGTGAATTTGGTTCTACTGATCGTGAACTTTATTCAGAAAGTCCCAGAAAGAAAAACTTGCATGCATCCATGATGGAAGATCAGCTCTGGGGCAATATTCGTCGAGCGGCAAAAACCAATCCCACTTTACATGAAGCATTGGAACGTGTTAAAGTGATATATTACTTAACTGAAGACTACGAAAAAAAATATGGCCGCCCAAAAACTTGATATCAAACGAGAACTGAAAGCAGTAGATTTGAAGCACTACGACTTTTATGACAAACTTACAGATGAAGAAAAGAAAGCATTTAGTCCATATATTCTAATGCGTTATGTATCTAATGTTCAAGGCGATAGAGATACGCAAGAATGGTATTTGGAAATGACCAACGAATTGGTTAATAAAAATTACAGCGAAATAAGTAAAAATCACAAAACTTTGCTTTGGCAACTGTTTGCAGGTATTGGTACAGGGGCTGTTGCATATCATCCTTATTTGGCTGCTGGTAAAAAAGAAAAAGCCAACAAAATAGAAAAATTGCTGTGTGAATTATATCCCACGATGAAAATTAAAGATATTAAAATATGGGCCAGCATGATGAATAAAAAAGATCACGAAGAACTATTTGACAAAATGGGCTTTGATAAAAAACAAAGGAAAGAATATGAATAAATTTGATTACTCTAATATTAAATCTTTAAATCTTAATTTTAATCAATATTGTTGGAATTCCAATACACATAATATTACTATTTCCTACGACCATAAATCTCCTAACAAATTTAAAATTAAAATGATACCTATATATCATGAACCTGCAATATTAACAGTTGATGATGCCAATAAATTATTGGAAAAATTTAAATTAAACAAATGATAGCACTGGTTGAACAACCTTTTCAATGTGTTCACTGCAATAAAAATTTTATGCAGGAAAAAACTCTTGTGGCACATATGTGTGAACGCAAGCGTCGTGCTTTACAAAAAAATGAAAAACGAGTGCAGGCCGGATATATGGCCTTTAATAGATTTTGGCAATTGGCTCAAGGCGGTAAATCAAAAACTTACGAAGAATTTTGCGACACCTCATACTATAATGCATTTGTGAAATTTGGTAGTTTTATTAATAATGTAAATCCGTTATATCCAGATAAGTTCATAGACTATGTTATTAAAAGTGGTGCTAAATTAGATCATTGGTGTAAGGACAGTTTATATGAACAATATCTATACGAAACATTAAAAACTGAACCTGTGGAATCAGCAGTACAACGTACATTACAAACTATGATGGAATGGGCTGATGATCAAAATGCAGAATTTGCACACTATTTTTTATATGTTAGTTTGAATAGGGCAGTACACGATATATTAAATGGTAAAATTAGTTGTTGGGTGATTTTGAACTGTGCCAGTGGTAAAGCAATGGTTCAGAATATGAATGACGAACAGTTGAATATGATTGCTCCGGCTTTTGATGTGCCGTATTGGACGAAAAAATTTCGAGAAGTTCCTACCGATACTGCTTTGATTAAAGATATATGTGAAGAGGCAGGAATAAAATGAACTCAGAAACTGTTAAAGAGTTTTGTAATCATCACAGCATTCGTGTGCTTGATACAAACAAACGAGCAAGTAAGTATCATAAACTTAATATAAATTGCTTCAAAGATCCTATGGACTTTAATCGAGTTTATGAACATGTTGTAATCGATAGCGAACCTTTGTATACTGTAGAGATAGCCGAAAGTGAATTAGAACGCATTGCAGACTTTGAGAAACAAGTGTTTAACAACATGAAGAAACAAGGTCATTACAGAATGTTTGAAATACTAATGGAACAAAAAGAACAAGAAAAGTTTTTAAGAAACAAATATCCGGCAGTAAAAAAAGCATACGAAAGTTATAGTCTAATATTAAAATTAGCTGAAAGTGGAAAATTATGAAAATGCCAAAAAATGGAAGTCTATGGTCGGGCACCCAAGGTAACACATTTCGGGTATTGCACACTATAGAAATAGATGGTCAAATTTGGGTACACTATATAAAAGATTCAGGTAATGAAGAATATAGTTGTCACCTAGAAAGCTTTTTAAGTAGATTTTGGGAGACAGCAGAATGACACAATTAAAAGGACTAGTTCCAAAAGGATGGGGCTCGGAGTATATCTGGGCAACCAACGACAAATATTGCGGCAAGTTTATGAACTTTAATACAGGTGCAAAATTCAGTATGCATTTTCATAAAGACAAAGAAGAAACTTGGTACATACAAAGTGGCAAATTTATTGTACGTTGGATTGATACCGCTACTGCTGAACTACACGAAAAAGAATTGCATAATGGCAGTGTGTGGCACAACGAACCTTGTAAACCACATCAACTTGAATGTATTGAACAAGGCACTGTAATTGAAGTTAGTACTCCGGATAGTGTGGAAGATAATTATCGAGTTGGCAAAGGTGATAGTCAAAAATGAAAGTTGTAGTAATAGTTACTGGCGGATTTGATCCCTTACACTCAGGCCACATTGCCTATATTAAAGCAGCCAAATCATTAGGCGACAAATTAATTGTTGGTGTTAACTCAGATGCGTGGCTAACACGCAAGAAAGGAACACCATTTATGCCCTGGGAAGAACGTGCAACTATTATTGCCGCTCTCTACGATGTTGATCGGGTTATTAACTTTGACGACAGCGATAATAGTGCCAAAGATGCTATTAAAAAAGTTAGAGCAATCCATCCAAATGACCATATTATTTTTGCCAACGGTGGCGATCGAACAAAAGAAAATATTCCAGAAATGGATCTACTTCGAGAGATGCTCCACTTAGACTTTGTATTTGGGGTTGGTGGCGAAGATAAAAAAAATTCAAGTAGTTGGATTTTACAAGAGTGGAAAGCTCCTAAGACAGAACGCCTGTGGGGATATTATCAAGTACTGCATGATGTTCCTGGAACCAAGGTAAAAGAACTTACAGTTATGCCAGGTAAAAGTCTAAGCCTGCAACGTCATAAGAGTAGAAACGAGTTATGGCATGTGGCCGAGGGTAGATGTGCTGTTGAACGGCGCATGGCCAATGGCTATGTGATGCCCACACTTGAATTAGAAAAATACAGCCAATTGGTTATACCTATTAATGATTGGCATAGAATTTACAATCCTTTTGAGAAACCCTGTAAGATTATTGAGATACAATACGGTGAGTCTTGCAATGAAGAAGATATTGAGAGACAATTATGAAAATTCTAATTACAGGATATAAAGGTTTTATTGGACAAAACATGGTCAATGCCCTCAAACATGATCATGAATTGAGGTTGTTTGAATTTGGTGAAGAACCTCCTAATTTTGAAAATTTGGATTGGTGCATACACTTAGGCGCAATTAGTAGTACCACAGAACGCAATGTAGAAAAAATCATGCGTCAAAATCATGATTTTAGTTGTATGGTTTTAGTATCTTGTCAATTAAATAATGTCAATCTGCAGTATGCAAGTTCTGCCAGTGTGTACGGATTGAACAATGATTTTAGAGAAGACGCTCCTGTTGATCTGCATAGTCCCTATGCATGGAGTAAATATCTTTTTGATAGACACGTAACTTTGAATAAATTTGAAAATATTGTTGTTCAAGGTTTTAGATATTTTAATGTCTATGGTGATTATGAAGATCACAAAGGTGACCAAGCCAGTCCTTATCATAAATTTACTCAACAAGCTAAAGATACTGGAGTGATTAAATTATTTGAGGGTAGTGAAAACTATCTTAGAGATTTTGTTCCGGTGAAAACAGTATGTGATGTACATCAAAAATTTTTTAAAGTTAAAGAAACTGGAATTTGGAATGTGGGAACAGGCCAAACAAAATCATTTGAACTAGTTGCTAGAGAAATTGCTGAACAATACAATGCTAGGATAGAATACATTCCCATGCCAGAGTCTGTCAAAGCACAGTATCAAAAATACACATGTGCTGATTTATCAAAATTAAAGAGGACGTTGAATGAGGGTAATGGTTAACGGTACCTTTGATATTCTACATCGCGGTCATATTGAATTACTAAATTACGCAAAAAGTTTAGGAAATCAATTATTGGTAGCCATTGATACTGACCGCAGAGTCAAAGAATTGAAAGGCCATAGTCGACCTATCAATAATCAAGACAATAGAAAATTTTTCTTGTATGCTTTAAAAGCAGTTGATAGTGTGGAGATTTTTGACTCCACTGATGAACTGATACAAATTATGCAGACCTATAAACCAGACATTTATGTCAAAGGCAGTGATTGGAAAAAAGATACACAATCCACTGCACATCAATATTGTAACCAGGTAATCTATTATGACAGAATTGGCAACTACTCAACCACAAAAATTATTGAAGATATTATTGATCGGCGATGATTGCGTTGACGTATATCAATTTGGAACTGTAGATCGAATCAGTCCTGAAGCACCCGTGCCTGTGTTTAAACTTAGCCACAGTGAAGAACGCGGCGGCATGGCTCGCAACGTCAAACTGAATTTAGAAAAACTTGGTTGTAAGGTTGATTATCTTTCAGGCAAAACCAGTACCAAAACTAGATTGATTGATTCTAGAAGTAAACAACACATTGTTCGAATTGACAATGACGTTGTTTCTGATCCTATAACATTTGAAACTATTATTCCTCCAGGATATGACGCTATTGTTATCAGCGATTATGAAAAAGGCACTATCAGTTATGGCATGGTTCAAGATTTGATCAAAGAATTTAAAGGTCCAATTTTTATAGATACAAAAAAGAAAGATTTGGCGAAATTTCAAGGAGCATTTGTCAAAATCAATGAACTAGAACATAGCAAATTGATCAGTGAATGTAATAATTTAATTGTCACCCTAGGCGACAAGGGTTCGAGATATCACAGCAAAATCTATCCAGCAGTATCAGTTGATGTCAGTGATGTGTGCGGTGCGGGTGATACATTTCTGTCTGCATTAACTGTGCAGTATCTGTTGACCAATGATATAATAGAAGCTATACTATTTGCTAATGTTGCTGCAGGTATATCTGTACAGCATTTGGGAAATTACTCACCAACTTATCAAGAGATAGTAGATGCCTGATATTGATATTGATTTTGTAGACAGAACTCAGATACTTGATGTTATCAAACATATACCTGCATCTATTCGTGATAGGGATGGTATTTTTAAAAAACACAATACCGGAGTGTATTGTACTCCAATTCCCTACAACCCGTTGACTGGCACTGCTAATATTGATTATAAAGAAGCAGAACAACGTGGTTATTTTAAAATAGATTTCTTGAACGTTAGTGCATATAATGGTGTGAGAAATGAACAACATTTAATTGATTTGCTCAACACCGAACCATTATGGGACTTGTTAGAAGATCAGATGGTGTGTGATCAACTGTTTCATATCAATGGTTATCATAATTTGATAAAAGAATTGAAACCCAAGACTGTTGAACAATTAGCTATGGTCTTGGCTTTGATTAGGCCTGGCAAAAAACATCTCATCCCAATATGCAAAGAAAAAGGATTCGAGTCTATTAAGGATGATATTTGGACAAAGATTGAAGATGCCTATTTCTTTAAACGAAGTCATGCTATTTCCTATGCATCAGTAATTGTGGTACAATTGAATTTGATCTGTGAACAGGTCAGTCTTGGGTACTCTTAGGCACTCTAACCAACTGTATACTTTTGCGTTTGATACGTTTTTCTGCAATTTCACTGAGATTTACACTGGGGCCAAACACTATCTCAATGTCTTTGCTATTGAAAGTTTTGATAGCATATTTGAACTCCTGCATTTCTTTTTTGAGGAAAATACTGATGGGTAATTTTCGATTGCTTTCCCACCACCAAGTTTCTCCCAAATCCAAGAATTTTTTCCTATCATCCAGTTTGATCAAACCAATGTCATAGATACTGGTCACATTGTGATCAAAGTTTATGATTATGCCCACGTATTCAATGTTGTTGATTTTGACACAGGATATGAACGGATGAAGGTCCTGAAAAGGTGAAGTTGATGGCATTATGGAACGATAAATAATTGATATGCTGAGTTTACCAATCTATTTATATCCAAATGTCTACAGTGTAACACTAGATTTGGATATCACCACGTCCGGAGTCAATCAAGTCATGTACCAACACAATTTAAAAATACAAAAGGGTGTCAAAAACACTGTGCAGGTATTGTTCAAAAACAGTGATCAACAGCGATTGACCATGAACAATTCGGGAACTTTTGTGTTCTCCATGTTTGATGCTATCAATCAACGACTGCTGCTGCAAAAACCCATAACCATTTTGGATGACAATGTGACAGTTCACTGTGTGCAGGATCAAATCCATGCCAATGATGTTTTGATATTTGGCACTGGCACCAATTTTACTGTGGGGCAAAGCATAACAGGATTTGGCATTAGACCCAATTCCCATATAATTTCTCTAGTGGCCAACACCAATACCAACGTGGTGACTTTGAACAACATCACAACCTTTGCCATATCTTCCTCCACATCGCTCACTGTGTTCACTGCCGCGTTGCGGGGTTTGGGACAGTTGAATTTTTATGAAAAGGACACACAAAATTTGGATGTTTCCGAATACAAATTTTCCGTGAAATATCTAGATCAAGACGGAGAATTCCTTCCTGCTTACAGCAATACCTATTATGGAATCAATGGAGTCATACAACTGGCATCTGACATTTATCCAGTACTACAGCCAAGCCAGGTCATAACTTCATTTTTGAAAACACTAAACGCTGACACTGGTCTCTACTATTATCCCAGTGGCAACATCTATGCTTACCCAGAGTACAACAGTGATTCTGCTCTACACACTGTGTCTCTATACATGACCAACTTCAAAGGCACCGTGACAGTTCAAGGCACTTTGAGCAACCAACCTGACAGCAGCAATTGGTATTCCACAATCACCACACTGACCTATGATGGCAGTTCAGGCATTGACTACTACTCGTTCAATGGTGTTTACACCTATATTAAAATTATCTATACACCAGCAATCAAACCTGGTGATGCCACCAACGACGACCCCAATTTCTTCGGATCTTTTGACAAAGTACTATATAGAAGTTAACATAGTACTGTGAACGAAATTCAAGATGCCCTACTAGCTCTGCTGCCTGCAAAGCGAAAGTCCACTCCCAGTGGTTGGACCAGCGTCAACGCGATCTGTTGTCCACACAACGGGGAAAATCTAGACACTAGAATGCGTGGTGGTTTTAGAACTGGTGCCGACGGAAGTTTTACCTGGCACTGCTTCAATTGCAACTTCAAAGCAGGATGGAGCCCAGGCAAGTTACTGAGCAAAAATACTAGAAACTTGTTCAAATGGTTGGGCATGGCAGATAGTGACATTGGCCGATTGAATTTGGCAGCACTCAAAGTCAAAGACGATCAGCCCGTGCTGAAAAAACCATTGAACTTTAGCTTGACAGAACGTGCCTTACCTGACGATTGTCTGCCCATTGATGCTTGGATCACTGAGGGTGCTCGAGATCCTGAACTGCTGGATGTGGTGGACTATTTGGTAAATGTGCGTGGCATGTCGTGGGAATGGTACAACTGGCACTGGAGTGCTGCTCCGGGTTTTCGTGATAGAGTCATACTGCCGTTTTATCACAACGGCGTGATAGTGGGTTATACTGGTAGAAAAATACGAGATGGCAAACCCAAATATCTAACAGATGCACAACCTGGATATGTGTTTAATATGGATGCACAGGACCCAAATAGAAAATTTGTCATAGTTACTGAAGGTCAGTTTGATGCCATTGCCATAGATGGCGTGGCCATCATGCACAACGAGCCCAACGAAACACAATGCACTAGAATCAATGCCTTGAATCGACAGGTCATAGTGGTGCCAGACAGAGACCCAGCTGGCGCCAAAATGATTGCCACTGCTGTTAAACAAAACTGGGCAGTGAGTGTGCCGCCTTGGCAAGATCATATCAAGGATTCAGCAGATGCTGTGAAACATTATGGAAGATTATACACGTTGACAACAATTTTACACTATCAGGTCAAGGGCGAGATAAATTTACATTTGTTAGAGAAAAAATTAAAAAATGCATAAGAACAATTCCGCACCCAAACCCAACTATGATCATGTCATGCAGAAATTGTATTTGGAGATGTTTCTAGGAGATTCAGAAACATTCATACGCTGCCAAAATATTTTTGATCCAGAAAATTTTGATCAACGACTGCAACCTGCTGCAGAATTTGTCAACAAATACGTGGACCAATACAAGATCATGCCTGAGGTTGCCATTGTGAATGCTGCCACCAAACAGAACTTTGAAAATCTACAACTACCTAAGGAAAACTACGAATGGCTCATGGCAGAATTTGAACAGTTCAGTAGGCACAAGGGTTTGGAAAGAGCCATTATCAAAAGCAGTGATCTCTTGGAAGTGGGAGATTATGGTCCAGTGGAAAAGTTGATCAAAGATGCCATACAGATATCACTCAACAAGGACATGGGCACTGACTACTTTGCGGACCCTAGATCCAGATTGGAGGGTTTGAAAAGCAACAACGGGCAGGTCACAACGGGATGGCCTTCAGTGGACAAAAAGCTGTATGGCGGATTCAATCGCGGAGAACTCAACATATTTTGTGCAGCTTCGGGCGGGGGCAAAAGCCTATTCCTGGCCAATTTGGGTGTGAATTGGGCCCTGCAGGGTTTGAACGTGATTTATCTCACATTTGAGCTCAGTGAAAATTTGGTCAGCATGAGACTGGACAGCATGACCACGGGCATTGGCACTAGAGAAATATTCCGCAAGATTGACGATGTGGAACTCAAGGTAAAAACCCTGGAAAAACGTGCAGGACATCTACAGATTAAGTATATGCCTTCAGGAAAAAATTGCAACGATATTCGAGCCTATTTGAAGGAATATCAAGTCAAAACAGGGGTAAAACCAGACGTTTTACTCATAGATTACCTTGATTTGATGATGCCTTTGAGCGTGAAGGTGTCGCCCAGCGATCTGTTTGTCAAAGACAAATATGTCAGTGAAGAGATCCGTAATTTGGCCATGGAAACACAGTGCATCACAGTCACAGCATCACAACTGAATCGTAGTGCTGTGGAGGAAATTGAATTTGATCACAGCCATATATCTGGTGGTTTGAGCAAGATCATGACTGCGGACAATGTGATAGGCATCTTCACAAGTCGTGCCATGAAGGAGCGGGGCAGATATCAAATACAGTTCATGAAAACACGCAGTTCAAGTGGTGTGGGGCAGAAGGTAGAATTGGAGTTCAATGTGGACACATTGAGAATCATGGACTTGGGCGAGGACGACGACACAGCGCCTGGCACTCAGTCTGCACAGCGAGAGGACTTTCTCAACCGCATCAAGAGAACAGCTGTGGTCACCACGGCCACTGATGAGCCCGCAGCACACCCACGTGGCCAAGCACACAGCAGCAAGGATGCCAACACAGCACCACGCATACGAGGTCTATTGGCTGCACTCAGTCCCGAACGAGACTGAAGCACTAGATCCACTGACTCACACGATGCCGCAGCGCACTGTCAAGGCACTGCTGCCACTGACTGTGTGACTGCTGGCCAAACACCAAATGCCTGTCAGCAGGCACCAGTTCCCACCGCCTTGTGCCTTGATTGCACAGCTCCTGTTCAAGATCCTGGTTGGTCCACACCATGCTGCCTGCACAGGCTCTCACCTCATGGGGTCCTTCATGGGCCACCATGGCCGAGATCACGGAGAGGTCCGTGGTGATGCCAATGGAGTCTTGAAGGTTCACTGTGGTCATGCCCTGCCAGTCCAGGGAGTGCAGCACACTCACACGATGTATGGCATATGGCCCGCCCCACATGATGG